CATTCTTTCAAAATCAAAAGTATGAAATCTTTCAAGTAGTTGAAGACAGCTTTGAAGCATATGGTGTTTATCACTTAGTATGCTCTGCTAAACTCTTGAGAGATAATCCTGACGTTCAAGACACACCACTAACTCAGGTTAGTGATGAACTCGGTGGGTATGCAGGAATAGACAATGACTAATTATCCATCTTACGAAAATACACCAATTACTCCTGTAGAAATTTCTTCTTTTACAAGTAGGAGTTCTCAATACCATACTAGAGAGACTGATGTTCGTAAACGTATATTTGAAATGACTCAAGCCAAGCACAACATTTCATTTATATATAAAGAGTCTTTACGAGCTATGATCGCTTCTTTCAATGATATAGGTTATATAAACTCAGAAGAAGAGTTTGTAAATGTAAAATGTATATTTGGAAGTCCAGAAAGAACTATAGCTAAAATAAATCAAGAAGACAATATTATTCTTCCTGTAATGTCCATATCTCAAACGATCTCAGATAATGATGATCAAAGACGTAGATATGAAAGCGTTCTAGTTCATGAGAAGTATTGGGACAATGATAAGCAAAGAGCTATTAGAGTTCTAAGCTTATCTCCAAGACCTGTTAATATCAGATATCAATTAAATATATGGTGTAAATACATTTCGGACATGGATCAAATTTTAGAACAGATTAGATTAAAGTTTAATCCAGAAATGAATGTTCCTACAGAATACTCTACCTTAGCTAAAGCTTACTTAGATTCAGAAGAAGCTATTGGTGGGGCTACAGCAAATGATAAAGAAGACCGAGTTATTCAAAAAACTATTAATATTATTTTGCGAACCTATATTCCTAGTCCTAAGTTCTTAATAACCTCTACTGGAGAAATTGTAGAGTTTAAATCAGAGGTTACAATCTCTAAGTAATTTGTAAATATGGGAACATTAATATCAGATGCTACGACTGCGGCAACCTGTGGGGATATTCAAACAGGTAGCACTAAAGTGTTTGTTCAAGGCAACGGTGTTTGTAGAGTAGGAGAAGATACTGCTGGTGACAAAATAAGTGGTCCAGGTAGTGAGAAAGTTTTTTGTGAAGGTTTTAATGTTTCATTAAAAGGGGACGCAATAGCATCTCATGGTGATAATCTACACGCTGCTCCTACAACATTAGTAACTCAAACTAAGGTTTTTGCTGGTTGAAAAAAAGTTCTCAAAAAATTAAACATTCTATAGTACATATAAGTAAAGGAATTAGTTATGAAAGTAGTTAAAAACGATTGTCTCCAAACAATCACAGTCTATTTTAACACAGAGGCTGGTTGTATGGAGAAATATATGCGGCCTGGAGAAACTATAGTAGTCCCTGAAGGGTATATTACTGAGCAAATCCAGACTCTTTGCAGAAGAAAATTATTTAAAATTACCAACGCTTAGGAGATAAACAATGCCCAATTTTGTAAGCCCAGGTGTATACACCATTGAAAAGGATATATCGGATTACGCACCTTCTATTAATACCTCAGTTGTTGGTATCGTAGGATTTGCTTCAAAAGGTCCAACAAATACTCCTACTTTAATAACTAGCCAAACTAATCTATTAAGAACTTTTGGTAATCCCTCTGAGTATATCTTAGGACAAGCCCTAGAAGGTGCTCTAGAAATACTAGAACAAACTAATTCTTTATATTTCGTTAGGGCTGTAAATGATTCTACAGCATTTGAGGCTTCCGCTTATGTATCAATTGGTTCTTGTCCAGCATTTCAAGTCAGTGCGCCTGTTGCGGCAGCAGCCCCTACTGGTTTTGGAGTTGGTAGACCTCTTACTTTAAGAATTCAAGTATACGATAATGATGGTATAGCAAAGTATCCTCAGAACGGTGGAGAGGGTAGAGACTTTGTAATTCCAGTAGGAACTTCTACTACTCAGGTATCTGCCCTACAAAGAATAGTTGGAACAGGCTTAGATACTGATCACTTATCTTTTTATTCAAATGGAAATGATTGCTATATTGTAGGAGCTTATGCGGGTTCTGGAGCTTCTATCACGGCATCAGCATTCATTAGCACTGCTTTTAGATCTGGTCAAGCTGGTGTGGTTTTAAAACCAATAGCTTCTGTAAGCTCTGCTGAAGTAGGTTTTGGTGCATCTGGAGTTTTTGTTTCTTCTATCAAAGCTCATGGTTCTACTTTCTATGCTACAGGTGCAAATTCTGTTGCTTACTTAGTAGAAAGTTTATATCCTGGAGCTGGGTATAACACAGGTGTAACAGTTAATGGAGATCCTAGCGGAAACTCAATAACTGTATCACCTATTGGAGGTCAAAACTTTACAGTTGTTGTTAATGATCAAGGTGTTGCTGCTGAAAATTATAAAGTAAACTTTATAGATGCAAATAATTTTATAGAAGATGTAATAAACGTAGGTGTTGAAAATGCTACTTCAGATTATGCTAAAGGTTATTTGATAAGATCAGGAGCAAATGCTACTCCAAATAAATTAACTGATTTTGGTGGATCAACCAGAACTTTATTTGGAACTAATCAGTTTAGAATGACCTCTCAGTTTACTGATTCAAGAGGGATTACTACTAAACAAGACATGACCTCTTCTGGAGGTGCTAGATTCCTCAAGCTAGTTCAGGGCACCTATTCAATGGCTGGTGGAACCAATGGTGACGATATAGCAGGTGCTGATGTTGCACTAATTGGAAATGCTTCGGTAACTCCAAAAACTGGAATGCAATCATTAGATGATCCTGTTTTGAATATAGGTATAGCATTAATCCCTGGAATTCAATCTCAGAATGTTCAAAATGCTTTAGTAACTTTAGCAGAGACTACACAAAACTTCTTGGCTCTAGTAGCTCCTCCTGTTGCGGTAGGAACTGTTCAAGATGCTATAGATTGGACTAATGGAAAATCGACAAGCACTGCTGGATCTAGAACTGCTGCTTTAAATAGCTCTTATGCTGCGGTATATTGGCCTTGGGTCAAGGTATTCTCAGTATTTGATGGTAAGGATCGTTGGTATGATCCAACTATCTTTGCTGCTCGTCAAATGGCATACACTGATTCAGTTGCTGATAGCTGGTTCGCTCCAGCAGGTTTCCGCAGAGGTCGTTTAACTAAGCCAACAGAGGTTGAAGTTAAACTTAATCAAGGTGACAGAGACACTATGTATAGCGGAGGAAATGTTGTCAACCCAATAGTATCCTTCCCACAACAAGGTATTACAATCTTTGGTCAGAGAACTACTCAAAGATCCCCAACTGCTCTAGACAGAATTAATGTTCGTAGACTAATGATCTACATAAGAAAGATAATTCTTCTAGCAACTCAAAGATTTGTATTCGAGCCTAATGATGAATTTACTTGGGCACAAGTTGAAGGTGTTCTCAATCCATTCCTCGATGATATTCGCAGACGTAGAGGAATTACAGAATTCCGAGTTGTTTGCGATGAAACAACAAACACACCATTACGAATTGATCGTAATGAAATGTGGACTAAGGTTTTAATTAAGCCCACAAAGACTGCTGAAATCTTAATCTTCGAGGTTAACCTAACTAATCAATCAGCACAGTTAGGCTCTCTATAAGGATAATCTGAATGGCAACATCATACTATAAAACAAAATACGGAAGAACTTTTACTCCAGGTCAAGGTCTTCCAGTAATATCAACTGATCTAGATTCAGTAAGAACCTATCAGTTTGAAATTCACTTCTTCGGATTACCTCCAGAAGTCTCTAATACTGCTGATCTAACCTTGGCTGCTAAGAAGGTTGGTGGATTAGAAATGAAAAATGAGCCAATCACAGTAGAAAGAGTTAACGATAGAGTTCACTATCCTGGTAAGAACACTCCAGGAGAATTAACTGTAGACTTCGATAACCTTTATCTTCGTGAAACAGCTTCTGATCTATTCCGTTAATTCCGAAATACTCTTGATCCATTAACTGGAGAAATGACAAAGAGATCGCAACCAGGAGGTACAACTGGAAGCACATTCAAGGCTGATAAAGTTGAAGTTGT